CGCAAGGAACCTAGCAGCACGTCGTTACCCGCAAACTCGGGGTTATTTGCTACAGTTCTAAGACTGCGCACCAACGGCTCACCTTCAAGAGGCTTAATGCCTTGTGCCCGCAAAGCACCAGTGGCTTGATTTAGACATGTTCAAAACAATGAACGACGCCGGAGGAACTAACCCGTCATACCCGTGGGTTGAAGCTGCCGTGCGTCTTATGCGTCCTGTTGTCGCCATGACGGTATTGGGTACATGGGCTGCGTTAAAATTGAACGGTCAACCTAGTGACGCGGTTGATAATTTTGCGGCTGCGGTTGGGTTCTATTTGTTTGGCGACCGTACACTGTTTTACGCACGCAAGGGTAAATAAAACACACCCTAGTTCAATATCTCCGGCACGGATGGCAATTTCATCGTGTTTCTATCATGAGTAATTTTGCGATGGGCGATCGTTAACGCTTTTTCAATGTCGCGTATTGTCACAATGTTCATTTGTGCATCGTGCAATTCTATAAGTGAATTAAGCATGTGAATCTCTGGACCGGTGGGTGTAAAACGACCATGTTTCACGGCTCGCTGTACAATGCTAAAAATAGCAAAACGCCCATCTGTGCAGATGTTGTGATGTTCTTTACCGAATCCCATTTCATGCAGCACTTCAGTCATGTTTGACATATTGACCAACGTGTCAATGTTGGCTTTTGTCGCTTTCCCGCTTATCAATGAACACATTGCCTCACTGTTTTTTATTTTGAGGTCTACAAGATAGCTTTCATAGTGAGCTACCGGAATCATTGATTCAATGACATACCCGAGTGGATTTGCTAATACTCGCTTTGGTCGATATTTACTACGCTTGCGCATGACCATCTCCGGCTGACAAGTGGATTAACTCAATAGATTTTTGTTTTTGTCGCCACCTAGCATGTCGTTCTGCACCTGTTAGCTTTTTCGGCTTGGCGTCTTTTCCGCGTCCGATTTTAAAAATTCTTAACGTGGTGTTTCCTCTTTTGTCTTTCGCCCATCCACAAATATGCGCCGCCTCTGCGCGATGCAGTTCTCGGCAATAGTGCAGGACTGTTGAGTAATATAGGCCAGTAATATCACACAGCTCAGCGCATGTATAAACGCCATCGAGCATCGCTTCAATTAACTTTGCCTGCGTGATGGCGTTTATTTTTATGATGCGCCGCCCTTTGTTTTTAGGTGGTGGCGTCATGATTACAACTCCGTCGCATTGTGCAAATACGATGTGAGACGTTTAATCTTTACATCATAGTAATTACACATAGAAGTCGCATATTCACGACCGCTCTGTGCTTCTAACAATTTGCGTCTTGCGTCTTCTAATTCTCGCAAGGCAATCGTTTCGGCACTTGGGGACAAATATGCATTTTTTAGCCAGTTGTATAAATTACGAATCATTACAGTTACTCCTTTAAATTCAGTGTGACACAACTGTATCACACTTCTTTAATAAATACACCTTCTTTTGTCAGATGACCTTTACGGTCTTTAATCTCACCATATGCGTCCTTTAAGCAAGACACTAAATTAACATCCAGCACAGCGCATACCATGATCAACGTGACCACAATGTCACCAATAGCGTCTTTAACTTCGTCAAGATTCTTTTTGTTGATTGCGTCCAGTAATTCAGTGGTTTCCTCAAGTGTCTTAATAGCTTGTGACATTGCGGTAGCGTTCTGCACAATGCCACGGGCTTCTCCCCACTGTACTATTTTCATTTCAATTTCCGCGTAACTCATTTCAAACTCCTTTAGATTGACGATATTGTTTGACTGCATTGCGCAGTCCTGCTTGAGTTGTAGCTTTCTCATCGAGTGCCATCGCTTGTGCCTGATCTAGTGTGTTCTGCATCAGAATGCGATGACAAATTACGGGTGCCCCTTGCCCTTGTCGGCGCACTCGGGCATTGAACTGCTCGTACAAGTCCAGCGACCAGTTGAGGCCATACCACACAAGGATGTGACCGTTCTTCTGTAAGCCGTCGATGCCGTGACCCATGCTTGCAGGGTGGCCGATCATCAGCGAACAGTCGCCCGTCTTCCATCGGTGCATTGCGTTAGTTAAAGACGATTCACTCTTACATTCGGTTAGGTTAATCGGGCGCAGCGCTTTAAACCGTTCCATGATGCGCTCGGCGTCACTGCGGTAAGCGTAGGCGCACAGGATTGGCGAGCCTTGGGCCTCGTCAATGATGTCCTCCAGCGCGTTCAGCTTCATGTCATGCACTGGTTCCCACAACGGCATCCCGGCAATTGGGTACATTGCGCCATTGGAGAATTGAAGACATTTATTAGTCAAGGCCGCTTGGTTGAAGGCTTCGACCTCCTTACCACTATCAAGCACGAGGAAGAATTCTTTCTCCAGCCTATCGTATTTAGCCCGCAGATCATCGGGCATTTCGATCTCTACGTTATTCACAATTAAATCAGGCAACGGATTATAGTCCTCGGCACTCATCTCCAAAGTGATGTCACCAATCAGCTTTTTAATAGTGTCCTCGGTGTCCTCGTACGGCACTTCCTTGTAAGGTCCGACCTTTTTGTAAAACCGGGTCTTAAATTGCGTCTTGCTGGTGCCCAATCGCTCACCCTTGTCCACCACAAGAAACTGACCGTGCAGGTCTTTGTAGCCGTTGCTGGCAGGGGTGCCGGTCAATCCCGTGGCCCAATCGAACTGATCAGCGATTTTGCGAAACGCCTTTACCCGGTTTGTGGCACTGTTTTTCATCTTGCTGATCTCGTCCCATATGATTCCGTTGAAAGGCATCGGCTTGCCCTTCTTGACGAAATAGGTCTGAAGAGTCTCAGCCAACCAGCCAAGGTTCTCGTAGTTGATCATGTACACGTCAGCGGTGCGCAACAAAGCGCGGGTGCGCTGGTCCTTGGTGCCCGCCACCATACTGAACCGCAGGTGCTTGGTGTGCTCCCACTTCGCAGCCTCCTGCCGCCACACCAGCCGAATGACCCGGATGGGAGCCACAATAATCACACCGCGAAGGAAGCCGGTCTTGATCAAATGCGCGAGGCTGGTCAGTGTGATCACGGTCTTACCTAGACCCATGTCCAGCCACAGCATCGAGTGATGGTGCGTGGACTGGAAGTTAACCGCCTTTTTTTGGTAGTCGTGGAGTAAGTCAGGTGTCAGCATCCCATCACCATCATATCTACCATCGCCTTACCGTCTTCTACGTTGTCCACCACGAAAACCGACACTTTGCACTGACGCAACCTATGATGCTCGCGCTCCTGCGCTTCAGTGGGCTTTTGACCCCCGCGCTTGAACTCGCAAAACCACATACGACCATCGGGCCGGATGAACAAACGATCAGGGACCGCAGCACGAGCGGGACTGGTGAACTTGTAAACTAGTACGTTTTTGGTCTTAGCATAATCGCAGACCTTGGCTTCGATTTGTTTTTCAAGCATCACGAAATCCGGTATCAAGTTGATGTTTAAGATCATCATCGCGCTCTTGCAACACTTCGGCTAACTTTTGCATGTAATGCGCACCTTTGCGTATCTCTTGAACGTTTTCGTCTTTAGTTCCCATGCGCATTAGATACTTAAGCGCACCGCCACGATAAAACCCAATACGTTGCTCAATGGACCATGTGTCAACTACATCCCAAGGTTCAACTCCCATGTTCTTGTAATGGTCACCGCCGAGTACCCGGCTAAACGTATCATTATGACCATCGTTCAACCAAAGCTAGCGCTTAAGGGAATGAAGGCTGTGGCGTCCTGTGAGCGGGATGTGTACGAAATGCTCATAGGTGCGGGTGCAATCATCATACAAGCTGCTGCAACTGACGCACCAGATGCACCACTTGTGCCGGGTGAAAGTCAATGTAAATTCTGCAAGGCTAAAGGCTCATGCGCCGCCCTTGCTAGTAACGTAATGAAGGAGGTGGGAATCATGTTTCAACCGGCCGTAACGCAAACCCTCGATGTTGCACAGCAAAGCGCAGATAAAGACCCTGCCACGATGGACGACCAACAGATTCGTCAAATCATGGAAGCTGCTCCGCTCATGCGCCAACTGCTCGAAGGTGTAGAGAAAGAAGCGATGCGTCGTCTGGAAGCAGGTCAAAGTATTCCCGGGCTTAAATTAGTTCATGGTCGCGGTTCTCGTGTTTGGTCACTGTCGGAAGATGAGATGGCCGAGAGGCTTGTCAAGATGGGCATTCCGAAGTCTGCTGTCTACGAGACCAAACTCGTCACGCCCGCCAAGGCTGAAAAGTTGACATGGGAGAAGCGTGACGGAACAAAGATGCAACTGTCAGACCGCCAACTTAAGACGATGGAAAATGAGTATGTTGTTAAGTTGGCGGGTAGGTTGACTGTAGTTCCCGAATCAGACAATCGCCCCGCTGTTATAAATAACGCTGCGCCGATGTTTAACGCAGTTGAGGCAGCACCTGCTGCCGAATCCCTGCCCTCGTGGCTTTCCTAAACTGGAGTAAATGTAATGTCCGATATTATTTTTCTGAGCAATGTTCGTCTGTCCTTTCCTCATCTTGCTGAACCACAGCGACAAGTCAACGAACAAACGGGTAAAGAACGCGTGTCATATAACTGCGAGTTCATCATGCCGCAAGATCATCAAGGCTTTCAGCAATTCATGCAGAAATATGGCGCTATGGCGTTGGAGAAGTGGAAGGAACACGCTCAGACCGTCATGGGCATGATTCAGAATGATCGTAAGCTGCGCTGCTTCGGTCGTGGTGAAGAGAAGGTCAACAAGAAGACCTTTCAACCTTACGATGGGTATGCTGGTCATACTTTCATTACAGCCGGTCGTGACTCGCAGCCACAGATGATCCAAGCTGACGGTAAGCCTGTGGACGCTGGTAACACGATGGCATATCAACAACTGGCCCGCAAGATGTACGGCGGTTGCCGGGTGAACGCTGCCGTCAAGCCGTGGCTTCAAGAAAACAAACACGGTCGTGGCATCCGTTGCGATCTAATTGCTGTGCAATTCTTTGCTGACGACACACCGTTCGGTGAGGGTGCAGTGGATGCATCGAACCTGTTCGGTGCCGTAGCTGGTGCCCCCGCTGGCATGTTTGGTTCTACCGCTGCTCCGGCTGCGGCTATGGGTCTGCCACCGTTCATGATGGGTCAGTGATCAACCGGGGGCTTCGGCCCCCTGTTTGCGAGTAAATGTAATGAGTAACGACTATGTCTTCGACATCGAAACCTATCCAAACGTGTTCACGCTGGCAGTGGAACATGCGGACGCCCCGCTGCGCTGGATGTTTGAGATCAGCGACTGGCGTAACGACTCCCGCGAGATTGTTGAGTTTTTGACTTACCTTAAACAGACCAATGCTCGCATGGTCGGCTTTAATAATTTAGGGTTTGACTACCCCGTCCTGCACACCCTGATCCGCATGGGTCACAGTGACGCCGATACGTTGTATCAAAAGGCGCAATCAATCATCGGGTCGCAGGATGAAGACGGTAGCAAGTGGATGCATCTTGTTAAACCGTCTGATCAATTTGTTCCTCAAATTGATTTGTTTAAGATTCACCACTTCGACAACAAGGCACGCGCCACTAGTCTCAAGGTGTTGGAGTTTAATATGCGATCCGACACCATTGAGGACTTACCGTTCAAGGTGGGCACCAGCCTAACTCGTGAGCAGATTAAAGTGCTCAAGCAGTACAACCAGCATGACGTGGTGCAGACCAAGGCGTTCTATCACAAGAGCATCGACATGCTGCACTTCCGTGAAGAACTAACGCGCAAATACGCTCGGGACTTCATGAACCACAACGACACCAAGATCGGCAAAGACTACTTCACCATGAAGCTGGAAGAAGCCGGTGTGGCCTGCTACGACTTCGGCCCCAAGGGTCGCACACCTCGGCAGACCAAGCGTCCAGTGATCCACCTCAAGGATGCCATCCTGCCGTGGATCAACTTTGAGCAGCCCGAATTTAATCGAGTGCTGGACTGGCTCAAGGCGCAATCAATCACAGAAACCAAAGGAGTGTTCAATGACCTTACTGCTTGCGTCAATGGTTTTACTTTCGTGTTTGGCCTTGGTGGCATTCATGGAAGCGTCGAGTCGGAGTGTATCGAGTCCGATGACGAACAAGTCATTGTGGACCTTGATGTCACTTCTTACTATCCAAATCTGGCTATCTGCAACGGCTTTTTTCCTGCACATCTAGGCAAAGACTTCGTTGTCATCTACAAGCACCTGTTTGAGCAGCGCAAGCAGTACCCTAAGAAGTCCGCAGAAAGTGCGATGCTCAAGCTGGCTTTGAATGGTGTCTACGGCGATAGTAACAACCAGTTCAGCGTGTTTTACGATCCGCTGTTCACCATGAGCATTACGCTTAACGGTCAACTGCTGCTATGTTTGTTGGCTGAAGGGTTAATGACGATCCCCGGGCTGCGCTTGATCCAAGTGAACACGGACGGCCTGACCGTGCGAGTGCCGCGCAACATGAAGATGATGGTCGATCTGGTCCGCATGGCATGGCAAGAGCGCACCGGTCTGAACCTTGAGGAAGCCATTTACAAGTCCATGATGATCCGCGATGTCAACAATTACATCGGCGTGTTTGAGGATGGCAGCACCAAGCGCAAAGGCGCCTACGAGTGGAAGGTCGGATGGCATCAAAACGCAGGCGGTCTTGTGATTCCCAAGGTTGCCGAAAAGGTATTAGTCGAGGGGGCGCTTATTCGGCAGACCGTGCAGCAGTGGCCCGACATCATGGACTTCATGCTGCGCACCAAGGTGCCGCGATCTAGTTATCTGGCAATCGAATGGGACGGGCAAGCCCCGCAGCAGTTGCAGAACATCACGAATCATTACAGTTACTCCTTTAAATTCAGTGTGACACAACTGTATCACA